CAGGGCAGGGGTATGACGTGATCGTTGCCCTGTTCGGGGCGGCCAGTTACATAGAGCCGCGGTTCATAGCCGGGATTCCACGGCTGGCGACCAGCCAGGGGCTTACCGTGCTGATGCATTACCGCGAGGGCTACGTGCCCCACTATGACCTGAGCGTCCCTGAGACAGCGGGCGCTAGCAGGGAGGCGGCGGCCGCACTGCCGGGAGCGCACGTCTTCGAGCTGAATAACTTCCAGGTAGTGACGGTGAAGCGTGACTAAGAGACTTGTCGACCTGTGCGATTGCGGCCACACCCGGAACTTTCACAGAGGCTTCGAGGATTTTGAGCGCTACTGCGGAGCTTGTGCTTGTTCTCAGTTCAAGGCCTTGTCCGTTTCCTGGCTAGTACGCCGGTGGCGGGCATGGCTTGCCTGGTGGGACGCGCTCAATGTCTGATCTTCTATTCGCCGGCCGGGCGCGCCCGCACTACTTCCTGCCAGGAAATGTCTGGGACGCGGCTCTTAAGCGAGTGCGCTGGGTCTTCGAGGAGTTCGGCGGCCACGTCTCCGTGTCGTCTTCGGGCGGCAAGGATTCGACGATCGTGCTGGAGCTGGCGCTGATCGTTGCCCGTGAGCGCGGGGAGCTGCCGCTGCGCGTCCAGTTCCTTGACCAGGAGGCTGAGTACGAGGCGACCATCGAGTACATGCGCCGCCTGCGGGACCGGCCGGAGATAGACCTTGAGTGGTACCAGATTCCGTTCCGGCTGTTCAATGCCTCTAATCACGCGGATAACTGGAGTCACGTATGGGATGAGGACCTGGCGGAGGCGGATTACATACGGCCCCGGGAGCCTGGCTCTATCCGGGTCAATGACTTCCTGAATCACAAGGGCCAGGTAATCGACCGGTTCAAGGACCTGCTCAGCGCTATGAACAAGAGAGCCGGCGGTGCTCACCTGACCGGAATGCGCTGTGAGGAGAGCCCTAACCGCCGGGTTTTCATGACCTCGCACGCTTCCTACAAATGGGCCACCTGGGCTTCGGGCGGCAACGTGGTGAAGGGCCAGGAGCGGCGCGGGTACTACCTGCTGCATCCGGTCTATGACTGGAGCTACCGGGACGTGTGGCACGCGATCGAGTCAAACGGCTGGGACTACAACAGGTTCTACGACCTGATGTTCCGGCACGGAGTGTCTACGCGGGCCATGCGCGTCTCGTCGTTCCATCACGAGGAATCGATGGGATCCCTGGATTACCTCCAGGAGCTGGAACCGGAGACGTGGGCCGCGGCCACACGGCGCTACGCGGGCATCAGCACCTTCGGGCACGTCGGTGAGGACCAGTTCGCGCAGCGGATGAAACTGCCCTACATGTTCAACTCGTGGATGGAGTACTTCGATTTCCTTGTCGAAAAGCTGATTCCGGATCCTGAGGACCGGAGGCGTTTCTGCCAGCAGCGCGACAGCGCGATGCGCCAGCTCTCCTCGTTCATGGATGAGCAGGACATCATGCCGGCTATCACCGGCTCCGTGATCGGCAATGACGTGTACGGCGCCACCACCGAGAAATGGATCGCCGCCCAGAAGAACCCGGACACTATGGCCTGGTGGGGCCGCGTGAAGGCCGAGAGGGATGCCCGTGCCTTCGGCTGAGGATTTCGAGCACGCGAACTACCTAGTTCGAGAGGCGTACAAGCTTCTCGGCTTCGAGCATCCGCAGCCGGTCGGCTGCGTTCAGTGGGTGCCTCACGCTCAGGTTCAGGCCAATGATTACAACCCGAACTCTGTGGCGCACCAGGAGATGAAACTGCTGCACACCTCGATCGAGGCGGACGGGTACACGCAGCCCGTCGTGGTGATCTGGGACCCGGACCTGGAAAAGTACATCGTCATCGACGGGTTTCACAGGTACACGGCGCTGGCCATGTACGGGGACCTGAACTCCAGGACCGGAGGTTACCTGCCGGTAGTGATCCTGGAGAAGTCGCTGGCCGAACGCATGGCTTCCACGGTCCGGCATAACCGGGCCCGCGGTAAGCATTCGGTCAACGGGATGGGCAACCTGGTCTTCTCGATGCTGAAGGAGGGGCGCACTCCGGAGGAGGTCTGCGCCGAGCTTGGCCTCGAAGCCGAGGAACTCGCCCGCCTGACGCACATCACGGGCTACTCGAAGCTGTTCGGCGACGTGTCGTTCTCGGCGCCCATGCTGACTACTGCTCAGGTCAAGGCCAAGGCCAGGTACAAGAGAGAGCACCCGGAGGAGACGGTTCCCAATGACTTCTAGCACTGACCGGCTGGAGACGATGCGCCTCGATGACATCGTTCCCTACTGGCGCAATCCCCGGATAGTTACCGAGGAAGCGGTGAACGCGGTAGCCGAGTCGATTCGCCGGTTCGGCTACCAGCAGCCGATCGTCGTCGATTCCTCGAAGGTGATCATCATGGGCCACACCCGCTACGCGGCCGCGCGCCGACTCGGCGTCACGGAGATTGACGTGCGGGTGGCGGTCAGCCTGACGCCGGAGAAAGCGCGACAGCTCAGGGTTCTTGACAACCGCCTTCACGAGTACACGACCTGGGACTTCGACCAGCTAGTCGAAGAACTGGACCAGCTTGACCAGAACCTGATGCGCGGGTACTTCCCCGAGGTGATACCCGAGGATCCCGGTCTGGCCGGCACTGAGGCCCTGACCAGGGGGCTGGAGGTGCTGGCCGGGTCGCAGTCTGACCAGGTGGCGTTTACCTGCCCGTCCTGCTTCCATGAGTGGGAGGCCGTGGTTACCCGCGAGCAGGTCATGAGCGGAAGGATCGAGGCATCGTGAAGCTTGAGCTACCGGTTACCTCCGAGGTTCCCATCGACTCGGTGCGGCCGTACTGGCGCAACCCGCGCCGGATCCCGCAGGAGGCGGTGGACAAGGTGGCCGCCAGCCTTCGCGAGTACGGATGGCAGCAGCCGATCGTGACCGACCGCGAGGGCGTGGTGATCGTCGGGCATACGCGCCTGGCCGCGGCTAAGCAGCTCGGTTACTCGAGTGTCCTGGTGTCGGTGTCAGATCTCAGCGATGAGCAGGCACGCCAGTACCGGCTGATCGATAACCGGACAGCGGAGATGGCGCAGTGGGACATGGACGCGCTGTCAACGGAGCTTCGGGAGTTCGACTCCGCTCTGCTCGCTGATTTCTTTCCCGAGGTCGATCTGAGAATCGGGGACACGGCCGGCAGCCGTGACGTAACCCAGGGGGACATCGACGGGGCACGAGAGAAGATAACGCGCGTATCGGAGGCGGACCCTGCCGCCGTACACACAACCGAGGTGGTCTGCCCCGCGTGCTTCCACGCCTTCGCCGTCCGTACGCGCAGCCTGCCCGGAATTACCCAGGAAGACCTGGACTCACTGGCTTATGGCGAAGCCACGTGACCTGATGATGCGAGCGGCTGACCGTGCCCAGGAGCTTCGGGGCACGGTCACGCCAGCGCGTCGCGACGGTACCCGCGGGCCCTTCCCGTTCCGTCCTAGAGAAGTGAGGGAGCGGGTGGAAGAGGGCAAGGCCATTGAGGCGCTGGCACTTCGGATGGCCGGACTGAGCTACCCGCAGATAGCGGACCGCCTCGAAGTCGACGAGAACACGGTGTTCGTTTTCATCGACAGGCAGCTAAGCAGGGCGGTCAACAGGCACGCCGACCAGCTTCGGGAGCTGGAGAACCTGCGGCTTGACCGCTTGCAGGCGGCGGCGTGGCCTGAGGCGCTCAAGGGCGACTACACCGCGCTGCACGCGGTGCTGGCGATCAGTCAGCACCGGGCCCGGATGAACGGGTTCATGGCGCCCAAGCAGATACAGCTCTCGGCCAGCGTTCGCGTGGAGATGCAGCAGGCTCTGGAAGACCTGCGCTCGGTGGTCCTGTCCGAGGTAGTTCACGAGGCCCTGGATGACGGCGAGGGTGATCATGACGACTAGCGCGGGTACCCGGCAGGAAACCGAGGACCTGATCGCCCGGCTTCAGGAGATGGCCCTGCGGGCGTCGACCGATGATGACGCACGGCAAGTCACCGCGCAGATAGCCCGCGTGACTCGCGATTACCGCATCAGATTCGGGATCGGCTTCCCAGCGGGGCCGCTGGAGCAGGCGGGGGAAATCGAAGAGGGCGTTATCGTCCGGCCGCACCTGTCGTACTTGTCCCGCCGGATCGCTCGCGCGGTGCGCGACGTGGAGCGGGGCAAGAACAGGCACCTGGCCATATCCATGCCGCCCCGGCACGGCAAGTCCACGCTGCTTTCGGTTAACTCTCCGGTGTGGATCCTGCGCCGCCACCCTGAGTGGAGCATCATCAGCTCCAGCCACGAGGGCGGGCTCACGGCGCTGTGGGCCAAGGACGTGCGGGCCAAGATCGAGGGGAACCCGTCACTCGGAATCGTGCTGGCCCGTGACGGCGGAATGGCGACGGAGTGGCAGACCATCGAGGGCGGCGGCCTGCTGGCCCGCTCCGTGCGCTCTGGAATCACCGGCCGGGGTGCGCGGGTGATGATCATAGATGACCCGATCAGGGACTTCGTGGAGGCGCACTCCATCGCCATGCGCAATAACCTCTGGAACTGGTGGCTGTCCGTCGCCCAGACCCGGCTTGAACCGCCCTATCTGGTGATCGTGGTGGCTACCCGGTGGCATGAGGATGACATGATCGGGCGCCTGTTCTCGGACGAGTGGGAGGGTGACCCGAAGTCCTGGGAGCGCATCTCCGTGCCGGCCATCGCCGAGGAGGACGACCTTCTCGGCAGGGCACCCGGAGAGCCTCTGCTGTCTCCGGTCATCCGCGAGGACCGGGAGCAGGCGCTGCAGCGGTGGGAGCAGACCAAGATCAATGTCGGCACCTACACCTTCTCGGCCATGTACCAGCAGCGCCCCGCGCCCGCCAGGGGAGCGGTGTTCGACTCGGCGTGGTGGCGGTTCTGGACGATGGACGAGAGTCGCGCTACTGAGGACGGCCGGGTCGTCTACCTGGACCCGTCGTCGATGACCGCGGGCTCGTGGTGCGATTCCTGGGACATGAGCTTCAAGTCGATCAACACCGGCACGGGTGGCTGGGTGGTCGGGCAGCGCTGGTGCAGGAACGGGGCCAACCGGTACCTGGTAAGCCAGCAGCGCGGACGGTGGACGTTCACCATGTCCATCGCGGCGATGGGACGGTGGGCCATCACCGATGACCCCGGCATAAGCCTGTGCGGCCACCTGGTGCATACTCGCCTCGTCGAGGACGCGGCCAACGGCGCGGCCATCATGGACGTGCTAAGGGAGAAGATCTCCGGGATCAAGGCGATTCAGGCGACCGTCTCGAAGGTAGCCAGGGCGCGCGCTGTCTCCCCGGAGATCGAGTCGGGGAACGTCTACCTGCCTCATCCTTCGGATCCTGGCAATGAGTGGGTGCACGATCTGCTATCGGAGCTTCGCAACTTCCCCAATGACGCGGCCGATGACCAGGTGGACTCGATGACCCAGGCGCTTGCGTTCCTGCATGGCGTCGGTGCGGGATCCATCACCGTGCCCGCCCATCGAAGTCTTCACGTGCCTGTTCCGGGAGGGC